CAATTTATGTTTCATCATGCGGCACCATATCTGGATAAGATAAATAACATACACGCTATAGAAAGGACTCTTTACTCTGAATACCTTGGTCTTGCAGGTAGAGTTGACTGTATCGCTGAATATGAAGGCGAACTAGCGGTGATAGATTTTAAAACATCAACCAAGATTAAACCTGAGAAATGGATGGAAAACTATTTCGTTCAGGAAATGTTTTATGCAGCAGCGTACTTTGAGTTAACTGGAATTCCTGTGACAAAACTCATTACTATCATGGTGACTCCTGGTGGTGAGGTAGAAGTATTTGACAAAAGGAACAAAGGGGATTATATTAAGCTACTAGTACGATATATAAAAGAATTTGTATCTCACAATACTGGGGCAGAACATGGAGAATGAACTAGAAAAGGCACTGAAGGATAAGTTCTTTTGTCCTGCTAGGTTCGCACAAGAAATTGAAGGTATGGTACAGACTCATCAGGGTATGAACTACATCGATGCAATAGTTTCTTTCTGTGAATTGAATGCTATAGATTTAGAGTCGGTTCCTAAACTTATTTCTAAACCCCTCAAAGAAAAAATTAAATACGAAGCACAAGAGTTAAACTTTTTAAAGCGAACTAGCCGTGCGAAATTGGTTTTTTAATTCCATAAAAGGGCGAAAAAAAACCCCGCCAAAAAACCTCCCTATTACTTTTTTATGATGCCACTTGACGCATATAAGTGTTACCTTGCGATGAAGAATCACTTCACGAAAGATAACTATGATTACCATAAGTATGCAGGTAAAGTCAGAGCAACAAGAGAGGCCTTCTATAAACGTAAGGATAGATTTTGGTTTGAGAAGTTTGCAAGAAAGAAGAACGATAAGGAAGTTGTAGATTTTTTTGTATCTAACTTTACATCCTGTGCTGATCCAGAATCATTATGGATTGGTGAGATGATTAAGGATGGTGAGGTTAGGTATCAAGATTGGCAGAAGAAAGTACAGTCACTAGCATATATTTTTAAGGAAGAGTCAGAGACTTTGTTTGTTGATAATAAATTTGATGAGGTGTTTAGTTGTAAGAAGGGTCATCCTATAGTACTTAAAAAGTTTCTAGGTGGACACATAAGCTTGGAAAGTTTGGTGATCTATGATAGAATACTAGGGTACAGTAAAGACTTCGATAAGAAGTTAAAAGACCCAGTGTGGGAAACCGTCAGTAGAAGGGTGAAAAAATATTCTCCCTTCCTAAATATTGATGTATTCCGTTATAAAAAAATCTTAAAGGAGGTAGTTATTAATGGCTCTTGAAAATAGTGAAGTTCTTGAGAATCTCAAGGAACAAATAAAGACAGTTAATGAACAGTATGAGCAACTTTCTGTCACTCGTCTGAAACTGTTAGGTGCAATTGATGTACTAGAACAGATTGAAAACAGTGCTACTGAAGAAACAGCAGAAACTGGAACAGTTGAGGTTGTTGATCAAGAGGGTGGTGAATGAGTTTCTTTGATTCAGAATTCGTAAGATCTGAGATGGCAGAAATCCATGAACTCCAAGAGGAGATTTATGGTAATGTCATGCAGTTTACTTTTATGAATAATGAAGATAAGTCAAGACATATTCTTATTTTAGAAAAGCTCATAGAGAAACAAAAGATTATGTATACACGTTTGAGTTTGTCTGATGATCCTGAAGCTAAGAAAATGTTGGATGAAATTATTAAGTCTGCTGCAATGATGGGACTACCACAAAATGTTGATATGAATATCGTCTGGAAACAGATGACTGATATGGTAGGTATGATGAAACAGCAACTTGACATCTCCTAAATTTAATCCTATAATAACAAAGTACACAAGCCGAATCCAATTTAATCCGAGGTAATCCGAATGTCTTTCGCAAGTCTAAAGAAGGCTTCTTCTCTAGGTTCTTTAACCGCAAAATTAGTTAAGGAAGTAGAGAAGGTTAATAACTCTGGTGGGGGTGCTGATGAGCGTCTCTGGAAACCAGAACTAGATAAAACAGGTAATGGTTATGCCGTTATCCGATTCTTACCTGCACCAGATGGAGAAGAAATTCCCTGGGCAAAGTTGTACTCCCATGCCTTTCAAGGCCCTGGTGGGTGGTACATTGAGAATTCCTTAACCACATCAGGTGGAAAGGATCCTGTATCAGAGTACAATAGAGAACTCTGGAACAGTGGTAATGAATCAGACAAGGATGTTGTTCGCAGACAGAAGCGTAAGCTCTCTTACTATGCAAACATCTATGTCGTAAAAGATCCTACCAATCCTCAGAATGAGGGTACAGTAAGACTGTATAAGTTTGGTAAGAAGATCTTTGACAAAGTTATGGAAGCAATGCAACCAGAATTTGAGGATGAAACTCCAATCAATCCTTTTGACTTCTGGCAAGGTGCAAACTTCAAGTTGAAGATTGTTAAGAAGGATGGTTACTGGAACTATGACAAGTCAGAGTTCGCTGAAGTATCACCACTTCTTGATGATGACGATGCACTAGAAGCATTATGGAAGAAGGAATATTCTCTTGCTGCTGTTACTGCTCCTGATCAGTTTAAATCTTATGATGATCTTCAGAAACGTCTGAAGTATGTACTCGGTCAGAAACCTGCTCAACGTCCTCGTCTTGACGAAGAAGTTGACAATGAAGATGATGCACGTACTGTTGCTACGCGACAGGTTGAGACAGCAACTTCCCCATCAGAAGATGAAGATGATGCCTTTAAATACTTTCAAAAGTTAGCAGAAAGTTAACCGAAAAGTCTAGGATCATCAGCACGTTTTAAGGTTTCACTCACATACTGAGTGGAACCTTTTTTATATTCCATCATTTCTTCTAGGTCATCAAACACAACATTTAAATATGAAGGTTTAAGTAAGAAGATACGTCTTTTTTTATTGTTTATTTCTTCTTCGTATTGATAATTTGTTACTGCTTTTGATACTGGATTGACAGTTACTTGTTCATCTCTTGTGGGTTCATAAAAACTTACACTTTGTGCAGCACTAACTTGAACACCTTTAGGGAAAATTATAAGTCCTGTACTATCTTTAACTTCATTAGATTCATAGTGATGTGTTTCATCAAGTTTTTCATATGTACCATACTTATCTAATATATAATCTTCAAATACTTGTTGGGACAGTGGCCATTCATTGTAGATATTAACAATATTATTTGATGTAAGAACAACCCAGTCTAAGTTAGGATCTCCATAGATTTCATTGGCAACATTATCAGGACGGTCATCACCTTTGACATTATATTTTTCAAAGACAGTTAGATCTTGGAAGATGTCTTCTCTCATCTTCCCTTTCTTAAAGAAGTTTTTTACCTGGGTATAGTTTGAAATAAACTGACCATCCTTAGTACGGTTAACGTATTCGAAGTTTGGTATGTTTCTGAAGTAAGGATTGCTCATATTAATAACCTATGTGAGTGTCCATGTTTCTATCAATATTAGTATAATCATCATTGTATATTGGTTCTAGTTCTTGGAAACTAAATTGTAGTTCATAACTAACCATTGAACTGTCTTCATAGGTAGCATAGTTACCATCAGGTGTGTAGTTTACATTAAATCCTGTAAGAGCACACTCTTTTATCATTGGTAGATACTCGTGGGTTTTACTCCTACTCTGACCATTTTTCCATTCGAGTTGATATGTATTGGGGGACTTTAAGAATAATGTACTTGCCGTTCTTTGTACTGCCATTGATTGTTTGAACATTCTAATTATCTTTCTTACCATATTACTCTCACCCCTATCTCTAGGACTCATTCTAAATGTAAATCCAAATGGTCTTAGTGATGGTGAATTAAATAGCAATTCCATATTTGGATTGACAATTTTACCAGTCTTTCTTGTTAAAATATTACCATTTATTCCTGCTGCTTTAGTAAAGACAGATGCTATTGCATCTTTTGTTGCTGGATCTGATGCGGCTGCTTGTGCAGTTTTTATTGCTGCATCAGCATCAAATTCAGCCTTTTTAACAGTATCAAATGCTGTATTGGCAAGTGCTAAATCCAAAGGGTTCATATTATCTTGACCCCAACTAACTGAGTTGGTG